ATCCATGCTTGGATCTTTTTCTTAGTTACTGGTGATTGGCGAATACCATCCACAAATGTATTATCTGGACTTAAGATATTAGGAACACCATCACTTGAATCACCCTTAAAGATATGTTCTGTGATGTATGTTATAGGGTTGTCTTCTTTAATAAACTTCTTAGTCATAGGAGAATACTGTTTAACATTATTCCACTTCTGAAGTTGAATGAAGTCTTTATCTGCTGAGACAATCATAACTGGCTCACCACGTCCAAAGTCTTGTGTGCTTTCTGCCATAACACCAATGATATCATCAGCTTCACAGCGGTCTTCATGTAAGACAATATATGGAAAGTTGGCTGCAAGGTCTTCACGAATGCCATTGATAATACGGAACACTTCTGTCCAATCAATATCTGACTTCTCGTCTTTACGATCATTACGGCGACGGTACTTATATTCTGGAAATACTTCACGTCTCCATGATGAACTATCACATGCGATAACCATTTGTCCATATTCTTTACGGAACTGTTTATTATATTTTCGGATTGTATTTAAGACGAAATGACGAATCATATCCTCTTTAATCTCTATTCTATTAACAATAACACTGCTAATAGCAATACCATTAAAATCAATTATGATCATTCTCTACCTCACTTTTAATATCTAAAATAACATCATGCAATTCATCCAGTATACCATGGAAAAAGTGGTCATTACCATCAGCTCTTGCTATTGCTGAATATAGGAGATTTAGTATAACACCCAAATCTTTCTTCATGCCTGTATCAGATGGTTCGTAACCATACTCCATTAGTTCCACTAAGATTTGTTCTAAGCACTCACTTGCAACATCTAATGTCGTAGGAGGGCCTGGATCTACTAGTGGATTGCGAATCTCGCCAACTGGAAATTGTATAATATTGTCATTCATAGTAGTATTATAACATAAACATATTATAATGTAAACAACTAATTTGAATTAATCTCATTAAAACTTTCCTTTTACGTGCTTAGCATGGATTTTGCAACCAATGAACTCATTATAATAATCTTCACTAAAGAGAACATCTCTATCAAATTGTTCCTTTGCTTCAAAGTAGTTCATCTCGCCCTTGCCTTTGCACAGTCTAACTATTTCTCTTTTAAATCTTTCTCGACCTGATTCTTCTAAAAGAGTTTTAACTAGTTCACTTGACCCGAAATAATCCTGCCAATCAGACTCAGTCCTCTTGGTTCTTTTTCTTTTCTTGCCTTTTAGCGGAGGAAGTCGTCTTACTGACCAGAAATTTTTCTTTCCGATATATTTCTTATTATTGGTTAGGTCAGTTATAAGATATACAAATCCGACCAAATCACCTATCTGATCGGATTTAAATTCTTCATTCTCGTATAGCCACATAAATAAAATCCATTAGTATATGGATCTATTTATTCATCCCATTCGTCTGTGTTATAGAAGTTCTCATCAAGGTCATCTTCCAATTTAGAGCCACAGTTCACACAGTAAACCACACTTTCTTCTTCTACTTCATATTTAAACTTAGTATAAAAGATTGCACCACAGTCGATACACTCATCTGGAAGCGTCATATAGACATTCCTCCTAAAGCACGTGATAGTAAGCTAGACTTTAGTTCAGTATAGCCACCGATAAATTTATTATCTTCAAGTACAATCGGAAAGGTTCTGGCATTTGGAAATGTTTCGATTAGTTGTTCTTTAGTAATATCCTCACCAACAACAACAATTTCATGTTCAATTTTTTTAGTTTTTAGTAGTGTTTTTGCCGCCTCACAATATGAGCAAGGCGGATTGTTTCTAGTGTATATCTTAATCAAAGTGATAAACCCTTCATAGTATTAGCATCAACATCTTGTTTAACACCACCAATAACATAAGAACTAATCTCAGTTTCTTGTGGTGCCACCTGCACATTACCGCCACCAATCCATTTTTCAGTCCATGGTAGTGGGTTTGATTGAGTAACATGATATGGTGACTGATAGCCTAGTGTACGCATACGTTTAGTACCAATCCACTCAATATAATTACTCAATAGCTTTTCGTTCAAGCCAAGCATAGAACCATCTTTAAACAGATAGTGTGCCCATTGCTTTTCTTGATCAATAGCCTGTACAAACATATCTATAACGTCTTTTTCACACTCATCTTTAATTTTAGCAAAATCTGGATCATCTTTAACTAATAGTTTTAGAATAGTTTGTGATGAAGCCAAGTGAGTATTCTCATCACGAGCAATGAATTTGATAATCTTAGCATTGCCTTCCATCTTCTTAAGTTCGGCAAAAGCCCAACTACAAGCAAATGAAACATAGAAGCGAACACCCTCAAGAATATTAATTGAGTTAAGAACTAGCCATAGCTTTTTCTTTAGCTCATACTCATCAACAATAACTTTCTTACCATTTACTTTGTGTGTACCTACACCTAGCAGATCATACCATTTGGTATCATTAATGAAGTCATCATAGTATTTTGAGATGTCTTCAGCACACTCGACAATCTCTGGAATGTCCAACATACTATCAAAGATAATAGATGGGTTCGCATAGATATTACGAATGATGTGGGTATACGAACGAGAGTGAATGGTCTCCATAAAAGTCCACGTCATCACCAATGGTTCAATCTCAGGAATGGAAGCCACTGGCATGAGTGTTTCAGCCGGACCTCTTCCTTGTACTGAGTCCAAAAGGATCTGTCGTTTTAGATTAGATGTAAAGATATGTTTCTCAAAATCAGTAAGTGCTGCAAAGTCTGACTTATCTTTTGATACATCGATTTCTTCTGGTCGCCAAAAGAAACCTAGTTGTTTATCCGTAAGCTTATCTAATTGTGGATATTTTAATGTATCGTAGCGTGCAACATCGACACCTTCGTCAAAGAACATTTTTGATTCAAGATGAGATTTAGTTTTCTTTTGAAATACAGACATTTAATTTCCACTTTGTTTATTTAAATTATATAGTGCAGCTATCACAAGCTTCATCTTCGTAGTCAGTCATTGGCAAATCAGCCAATTCTGGATCATCAATCTCACCAGAACCATCATGAGTATTATTATAGTATAGCTGTTTACCGCCATACTTATAGAAAGTAACAATATCAGTAATCAATTGTGACATTGGAACTTTACCCTCAGGAAAATGTTTTGGGTTATATGAAGTATTTACTGAAATACCTTGGTCAATATACTTCTGTAGAATTGCACAGATTTGTAGATAACCTTCTGGTGTCTTCTGATCCCATAGTAAATCATATTTATTCTTTAAGTGGTGATATCCTGGAACAACTTGTGCCATTACACCATCTTTAGATTGCTTATAAGAAACAAGAGCACGAGGTGGTTCGATACCATTAGTTGAGTTACTGATCTGAGCAGATGTCTCGGCAGGCATTAGAGCCATTAGAGTAGAGTTGCGAATACCAGTATCTTTTAGTTGTTGACGTAGACCATCCCAGTCCATACGTTCGGTATTTGGAACTAGTTCATCAACTTCTTTCTTATATGTCTCATTTGGTGTAACACCAAAGCCATACTTTGATTCATGGATTAGTGGAATAGTACCAAGTTCTGCAGCAAGATCAGCAGATGCCTTGATCAGATAGTAAGACCATGCTTCAGCATATTCATCAACTGTTGCTAGTGCATCAGCATCATACTTGAGTCCACGCTTGGCTAGAAAGTATGCCAAGTTAATAATACCAACACCAAGTGGTCTGCGGTTCTTGGTTGATACTTCTGCAGCAACTACTGGATAACTTTGATAATCAAGTAGAGCATCAAGAGACCGTACAATAATTGTACAATACTTTTCAAACTCTGCAGGAGTATTAATCATACCCCAGTTAACAGCAGCAAGAGTACATAGTGAAATCTCACCATCTTTATCTTCTGAGTTTTTAAGAGGCTTTGTTGGTAAGTTAATCTCAGTGCATAAGTTTGATTGTCTAATAGGTGCTACTTCTGGAATGAAAGAGCCATGTTCATTAGCATGGTCAACATTCATAAGATAGATTCGACCAGTGTCTTTACGTTCTGTGATAAACTGGCTAAACACATCAATAGCAGTTAGTGTCTTCTTACGAATAGACTTATCTGCTTCATACTTAACATATAGTTCACGGAACTTATCTTGGTCTGCATAGAACGCATCAAACAGCTCTGGAACGTCATTAGGAGAGAATAGTGTAATATCACCACCAGTTAAAAGACGCTCGTACATCAGCTTATTGAACTGGAACGCATAGTCCATATGACGTACACGATTTTCTTCTGTGCCTTTATTATTCTTTAGAACAACTAGTTCTTCAAATTCGAGGTGCCAGATTGGGAGGTAGACTGTGGCTGCACCACCTCTGACGCCTCCTTGGGAACATGACTTGACCGCCGATTGAAAGTACTTAAGGAACGGTATAAGGCCAGTGTGTACAATACTTCCGTCTCCAATGCGAGATCCAAGAGCGCGTATTGCACCAGCTCCAATACCAATGCCAGCTTTCTTAGAAATATAGCGTACAATCGACGTTGCTGATGAGTTGATGCTGTCGAGAGAATCGCCGCTTTCAATAAGAACACACGATGAGAACTGGCGTGTAGGCGTCCTGACACCTGCCATAATAGGCGTCGGTAATGAGATGTAAAACTGCGAAACCGCATCATAGAACTCTTTGACCCATTTTAGTCTGGTCTCCTTAGCATAATCAGCAAATAATGTAGCGCCGATCATCATATACAACATCTGAGGAGTTTCGTAGATAGTTTTGGTAGAACGATCTTGTACCAAATACTTCCCACGGAATTGCTCCATGCCAACATAAGTAAATTCATCATCCCGCTCATGTCGGATATAACTATTCAACTTGGCTAGTTCTTCTGAACTATACTTATTTAGAATATCTGCGTCATAAACACCATACTCAACATTCTTCTCAATAAGATGCTCTAACAACCATGGCTCAAATTGACCATAAACTTCTTTACGCAACTTATAATTCACTAACCTAGAAGCCACATATTGATAGTTTGGCGTAAGCTCAGAGATAAGTTCAGCAGCAGATACAATTAGCAACTCATGAATATCATAAGCTTCGATTCCATCATACAACTGAAGATTAGCCTTCAGCTCAATCTCAGAGATTGAGACACCAGAAATATCATTAGTAGCCCATTCAAGTACACGATGTACTTTATCTAAGTCAAATGGTTCTGTTCGGCCATCCCTTTTGGTGACCTTAATAATTTTATTCATTTCTTCTCCACTATCAATATATGGTATTATTATAACATAGTTATATTAGTTTGTAAACAACTATTTTGTTATTTTTTGGATAAAGCTCGAGAACCGAACCAGAAAGAGATAATAGCGGCAAAGATTGCCTGTGTCTCTTCATCCCATACCATATTGACAGCGGTATTAAAATCTGCTGTATTGTTCATAGCGACCATAAGAGCAGAAACTTTCACTGCTGCAAATAGACTAAAAAACAAATATGTAATAACGGGACGAACAGAACTTCTGATCTGACCCATAAATGATGTATCTTTTGAAATAGCAATATCGTGCTGAATGAGACGCTTATGCTCATCGTCAGCTGCCCTTTCACGGAACTCCATAAGATTCAATTCAACACCATCACGTGCAAGTTTGCCTTGCATTTCAAGTATGGCCAAATTATCTTTGGATGCCTGTTTTTCTTTAAAGTGACCCAGAACTGCAGGAACTGCAGAACCAGCAAAACCTATTAGTGTACCTAGTAGTGATAACATTACTTCGCTCCTTGTGCTCGCTTAAACATTTTATCTACAAAGAATTTAGACCTACGATCTTGCTTCTTTGCCTTACCTGATGGATTCAGATCGACTCCACCATTTGCAACAGAGTTAGCTGCAACTTCCTCAGGAACACAATTATTAACAATCTTGCCGTTTAACTTTTTGGTACCCTGCTTTTTATATCCAGCCCAACAATTAGGACCATCTTTTTGCTCTAGGTATTCTTTAAATTGTTTCATCTTACTATATCCTTAGGTGTAACATATATATCTGTTTTAGTTGCCACATGTTTTATTTTAAAGATGGGAGTACCGAATAGATTATCAACGGCTTCACATAAACCAGGAACAATAACTCTGGATCCTTTTAATGCAATGATTTCTCCAGTAGTTGGTGAGGCAATATTTTCATGTAGCGAATATGTACCAGGAGAAAGATCATCTCCCGACATATTCCAGAAACTTTCGTTAATAGTATAATCAAGTTCAGCTTCTTGATCGGCAAGTACTTTATCTAAAACAACTTTTAGTTGCTTCTCACTTAATCCAGTTTCTTCTTTGAGAAGGAATAGTGCAGCTGCATAATTAGTTAGCTTAGATTTACCGAATGGTAGCGCCTCAAGAATGCGCTTTAGATTAAAGACAAGACGATGGAATAATGTATAAGACGATTTCTCATCGCTAGTTTTTAGAGTGGAGGCTCTACGAAGAACCTTACCTCTTTCATCGATAATTCCATGTTTATAAGCTTCTTGATCCTTCCAGTCTATGACTAGTGTACGGATCAAACGATACGTGTAATAAGTATCAGCAGCTTGTGAAATAATACCCATTAAAGGCCTCTTAACTTGTCTACTATTTTTCCATCTAGGCTTACGTCAACATATTCATCTTCCCTTAGATAATTAAGGAATACCAGAAAAGGCTTTAACGCTGGCCAATGCTTCTCTTCAATTTTATAAAAGATCATCTTATTAGCTTGACTAATACCGAACACATTGTATACAACAATTAAGTGATTTAGTATTAGCCGCTCCTGAAGATCACCTATTTCATAACGACTGAATAATCTTTTTAGGTATTTAAACCTTTGTAAGTCTTCATAAAATTCTTCAACTCCAGTACACTGTGAATTTCTATAGTGCCTAGATGCATAAAGAACAAAGTTTTCGCTGTTCAATTCATCAAATATTTTCATAGTCCCATCCATAAGTTTATTAGACGGAACTATTTATTCTACTTCTTTTTCTTCTTTTTGAAGTATTTCTTAGCAGCTGGTTCTGCAATAGGTGCAGGTTCTTTAACTGCTTCAACAACTGGCACAGGCTTAGGAGCAGGTGTCTTTGCCTTTTTAACACCATTCCAAGCATCACATTCAGCTTGAGTTAAACCAGCAGATTTAACCTTTTCACCCTTGACATAATAGCCAGTAGGTTTAGCTACGGCTTTAGCAAGCCAACCGGTTTTCTTAACCATTTTTACGCATCTCCTTGAATTTTTTCATAGGCTTCTTAGCTGGACCAGGTCCTGCTTTGCCAGCCTTAACCGCATCTTGATGGCCTTTTTCTTCAGTATCATCAACTTTAGTCGGAGACTTAAGTGCAACTGTAAGAGCCTTTTCTTCGACATCAGTTACTTCGTCTTCTTCGGGCTTTTTCTTTTTCTTATCTTTATCTTTAGCCTTAGAGACTTCGCCATCTTCAGGGTCGATAGCAATAGCTTCTTTAACTTCGTGATAACCTTTGTCATCACAGTGCTCACAGCCTTCGCCATCGCACTTAGGGCATTCTTTACGATCTTCATTTTTCATATCCTTTTTAATAGCCTTACGGCGGTTATGCAGATACTCATCTGATTTATCGACGTCTCCGTCATTGTCAATATCCGCGTCAGCTTTGCCAACAGGATCCATTTTCTTTTTCGCTGCTTCTTTTAGCATACCAATATATGCTTCTTCAATAGGGTTTCTCATTGAATTTCTCCTGTTAACCTATAAAATACATTCCAACCGTACCAGTAATAACGGCTGCTAATACTATCCAGAAAAGTCTATTGATAACACGAACTGTTACGTTTGTTTCATCAACTTTCTTTTCAACAATATCTATCTTTTCTTCGTTTTTGAGCATGCGCTCCATTAAAAACTTTTTATCATTTTCCAACGATATAAGCTTTTCTTCAGCGCGAGCCAAAGAAATAATTGTGTCAGATAGCTTGTCTATCTTTGCTTCGATACGATCTAAGCGTGGGTCCTGATGATTGTCCATTAATTGTCTACCTTGGCACTTGCGCGCCATTGATAGCATGACCAGTAACGGGCTTTCCATTTTGGTCCAGGATTGTCACAGTTATGACGTGCTCGAAAAGAGCGTCGGCGAGCGGGATCGTCTCTTTTGATTTCCATGTTTGGGTCACCAAAGTTGACCTTAACGACGTTTCCTTTGTCATTCCGAACATAAACACTAAACTTGCTATTACCATCACTATTACGAAACGGGTCATTTAGAGTTACCTTTCTGCCTTGATATTCAGAAGCTTCAGTTACAAGATCAGAATAAATATCGCATTCTTCACAAATAGCATCAACTGTATCTTTTAAATGTTTGTTAAATTTATCCATGAGTTTTCATTCCGTTACTTATTTTTAGTTTGTTTCTTTGATGCATTTACAGGTTGCGTTGGTGTATCTTTCTTATATTTATTCACCAATTCATCAGTGCCTTCTTCGCCAGCACCATGTTTCTCTGCAATGTATGCTTTAAACTTAATCATTTATTTATCCCAAGGGGCCTTCTTTAAAGAAACCTTTTCTTTACCTTTAGCTTTAGCTTTAGCAGAAGAAAGTGCTTTACGAATCTGATCAGGAGATAGCCTTTTACCAGCTGGTTTTTTAGCTTCTTCAACATCAACTTCTTCGTTGCGCTTAGATTTCTGAAAGGCTCTATATTCTTTACGGCGAGCAGCATCTTTATCCAAATCTTTTGGTGATAGCTTACTAGCGGCTTTACCATGATCCATAACCTTTTTGCCAAGAGGTGTTAAGTTACCTTTCTTGTCATACATTTGGTTGATCATTTTCTTTTCAGCTGCAGTTAGCTCTTCAAGCTCTACAGTTTCATCAATCTTAACTGATTCACGAATATTTAAAAATGTTTTTGGCATATTAACTTCCCTTTACTTTGGCGGCAAGGTCTTTATCTGCTTTGCCCCATGTACCTTTAGATTTAGTTACAAAAGAATTAACTCTTGCGTGACCCCATTGTGATGGTGTTGTTCCAGGTCTATGACCAGTTTTCCAAGCTGCCACACCACGATTATAAACTTGTCTTAATACAGATAAAGGCATACCAGTCTTATCAGATTTCTTCTTTAGTGCTGTCGTTACATCTTCAGTAACAACATCATTAAATGAGTTAAATGACATCATGGTATCTTCTCCGTACATCTGTCTATATTTCTTTGTATGTTTAGATAGTTTTGTTTTAGCTGTTGCATCACCAGGAGCTGGTTTATATGCATTTGGATTATCATCAGCCATATCAGCTTGTTTATCAAACTGAGCTTTACGCTTTGCTGTTGTTGACTTAGATAAGCCTTTATGATAATTAGCATCTTCAGCTTTAACTTTAGGCTTTTTATCATCACCTCGTTCATCATCAACAGAAGCTTTAGCCATCATTCTGGCATGCTTAAGTTCGTCACGTTCTTTCTCTTTATCAATCTTAGAACGAACAGCGTCAGTATAAGCACCTTCTTCAATTTTCTCAATAGCATTTAGCCACTTACGAAGCTTTTTACCATCTGCCATTTCAATCAGAACATAGTTGGCACCAAGCATAATAACTTCACCAATCTCATCTGATTCTTTGATAGCAACAACATCACCTTCATTGAATAGATTACCTTGGACATATGCTTCACGCTCATCAGATACTGATTCAAACTCAATATGTTCACGGTAGTTATATGATTCTTTAAGTCCTAAACCTTTTCTAACATCATTGAATAGTGCTTGACCATCTTTAAATCCACGAGGTAAACCTTTTGTGAAAGAAGAAAAATCATTTGCTTCAGCTGCAGCACGCATTTTAGAAGCAGACATTCCAGAAACACCTTCTGCATCTGGATCACGCTCACCTGCCGAGATAACATTAACACCAGACTCAAAGTTATAGAAACCATGGCGTCCTTTAACATTATTATACTTTTTAGTCAATGCTTCAAACTCTGCAGTTCGATCAGAGCCTACAACTAGATTGACTTTATTATAACCTTGATTATAAAGATTAGTCATAATATCAAATATATTCTTTACTTTCTTATCAAGCATAATAGAACGAGCATGACGTGGATACATCTTACGCATATACTTAACTTTAGAAGCATAATCCAGAGGATTCTTCTTAGAATCATTTGACTGAGATGCGTATACCATATACTTACCATTACGAGCAACTTTAGCTACAGCATCCAATAGTTTTTCATGACCAGTCGTTGGTGGATTAAATCTACCAAACGTAAATGTAACTTCTTTTGTTGCTTCAGTAACGTACTCAGCGAACCCTTTAAAACCCATAATATTAACCCTTTGACCTAAATTTAGCTCTATCAGCTTTACGTTTAGCTGGTAGCATTCTTTTGGCTAGACGGCGGATCAGAGTTGCGCGTTTATTAACACGTTTCTCGATACCTGCACGTGCACCGTATGATAGGTCTGACTTCTTTTTACCTTTAAGGATTTTATTAAGAATTTCTCGGCGTGCACTACGGTTTGATCGTGATTTCAATCTAGTAGTATTTGCAGTGCGCTTTTTAGCACGTCGAGCACCTAGTTTGATTTTGGATTTATTTTTACGCATAGACTGCTTCAACTTCATGCGGCTTCGGATACTGAGAACTTCATCAAGCTCATCAATTTCCTTGTCTAATGCTAGATCCTCATCTAGGTATTGTTTAAACGTATTCATTTCTGTTCGCTCTTTCCATTAGGAACGGGACGGTGTGTCCCAGCCTTTAATAACATCTGTTGAAAAGTTGTTAGAGGAAAATTCCATTCTATCAACTAATTTAACAGCTCCACCTTTAATACGATCAATAGCAACAAAGCCTTCTACTCCAGTGACTTCAAATCCATTTTTCGTTTTAATAAAGGTTCCAATCTTATTCAACTTATTAAGCTTATTTATAATATTTAATTTTGCAACAACCAATGCTGCTTGTAAATCATACAATAGCTTTAAATTCTTTTTATTATCTGTAGAGAAAAATTGCAATAACTCATCACGCTTCTTACTCTGAGCACCTTTGCCCTTTTCGGTCTTGCGCTTATCAATTTCTTTCTGGTACTTATCACTAATATACTTAATCAAACCATCAACATGTTTAGCTGTATCTTTAATTACTTCTTGTTTACGAACAAAGGTATTATTATATGTCTCTATCGTCCTAGCCAATTCCTCATTATTTTCAATCTGTTTGAGTGTGGAAGAGGAAATTCTATTAAATATCTTGCCAGCCGTTGACAAAGCTTTGGTGACTTTAGCCGTCTCTGCCTTAGTGAGCGTGACAGTGCCAGATAAATCTCGCAGTCCAGCGTCCCTTGCCCATACTGATTTGACTTTTCTGAACTTTGAACTATCGACTCCGTACTTGGCTGACATTGTCTCAAAGCTTTTACCTTCGTACCTAGTGTGGAATACCACCCCAATACTAGCCGATCGAATAGATTTGGCCTCAGCGCTAGAACTAGGAACAGCGTATACAATGGTGTTAGGATGAAACACCACGAAAGGCTCTCCATCGATTGTCTCCTTCTTTAAATCATCCGAAGTAAACATAATATCACCTTGAACCACGCCTTTAATTCCTAATTTAGAAAGCTCGGCTAGAGCAATCTTCATTTTTGAATTAAGTCCTGGACTAGAAATATCACCATCGATATCGGAATTGGTTTTATAAACTTTAGGGTTTACATTAAAAATACCTTTTTTGGCAACAAAGAATTTACCATCCGTAGGATCTATACCACAGAAAACAGCAGGAGCACCGTCCCACTTTACAGTAACATCAACTGATTTGGATGCACTACCTGATAACATATCACGCAATGATCTAAGAGCAAGAATTGCATCACGAGCGCCTTTAACACCACCGTAGATAACTTGATCTTCGATGTGTGTCATATGTGTATTTTTTTCTTCTGCAAGAAAAGTTTTAAACTCTATCATTTTAAAAACCAATTCATATCATTATTTCCACGGATCGCCGGAGAATTTGATTGTTGACGCTAATTTCTGAGATTCGTATTTGGCTCTCATCTTCATAACTTTTTTATTACCACCTTGAACACCAATACTATCGTTACCTACTTTAGTAAGTTTAATTTTTGATGTCGACAAGGCGGTGATTTTACTATTGGCCATAGGATCTTCCACCTTAGCACCTACTTTCATACCAGTAACTTTAATGTATCTAGGATATGATGACTTAGCGTCCATCCAGTCATTTAGTAGGTATGACATTAATTCTTTATTGTCCATTTTATTTAATCTAACGAACAAGTTATCTCTGATTTTATTGAGTGCAATTGAGCCTAACTCATTAGCAATAGCTATCTTTGCTGCGTCTGCTCTAATTTCTTTTTTACGTGAAGCGGCTGATTTAGATACATCAAACTCTTTCATAAATTTATCAATAGCTTCTTGTGCAGGAGCACCTATCTTCACACCAAGATTTTTTTCTACAGTACCTAGACCTGGGTTCTTAAAACCAATATCACCCTGAGTCTTTGTTGTCTTAGCGGATAGTCCTAAAAATTCACCATCGCTAAATTGTACTAGAACATCCGTAGGGTTCTTTCTACTATCTACTGTAGTTCCAACAGCTTTAGATAGAACATTAGGTCTTGCTGTCCACCAAACTTTACTGACTTTACCATTATAACCATTCTTCTTTGACCAAGTTATAATTTCTTTAGCCATTGTTTCTGCTCTAGCTGTCTGAGTTGCGAACTCATCATCACCAACCTTTTTCTTTTTTAGGTCGAGTTGTTTCTTAGCAGCAGACGCATCAACAAAGTTTCTCCAGTTGTTTGACAGAAAATAGCCAAGCTGAATCTCATTGACATCAGCAATATCGGTATTAGCAAACATTTCTGTTATAAACCCCCTAAAACTTCGCATTATTTTCCCTAATGTTTAGACTTATTAAATCTATTTATATAAAAAAAAATACCAACAAATGTCGGTATTAAAGTATTTTTAAGGTAGGTGACTTTAACCGAAATCTGAGCTTAAGTCTGGTTCTGGCCAATCTCCACACTCATTGAGAGTGCGCATATTATTAACAACTCGTTCAACAATATGTCTATCGACTTGTGCCACTTCTATAATTGTATCAATAGGTAGCCCTTGTTCGTACATACGCTCAATACGCTGAACATAATTTTCATTTGATGTATTTGGGGTAATAAGCATTAATTTCTCCTTAAGACATAAGCATCCACATATTTAGCAGTATTTAAAGGTTTTGCTTTTTCACCCTTAAGCTTCACACGGAATTGATAATCCAAATTAGCATCTCGGAGAGATTTGTTCATATTACGAATCATCAACTTTAGTTCTTCAAGTTCCAATACATCATGAACACAGCCATTATAGAATGTTCCAATATATGAGTCACTACGTTTCTTATCAATTCTAATTCCCATTAGACTTCCTCTCTAAGCATTTTTTTATTAATAAAAGGCAAGATTTCTTCGCCTTTCATAATAATGATTTGATTATCCTCAAGCACTTTAAGTGTTGATTCACATCCAGCATCACATCCAGCTTGCCAAGCGTGTTTCCTAGCACTTTTAGTTATCGAGATGATTGATGCGATATACCACAACAAAAGTACTAACCACATCCACCACTCAATGTACATTAATCAGAAACCTTATATGAACGTACAAAACACCATTCGCCACTGTTTGTTAGCTTTCCGTGTAGTTCACGTGATTGTTGTTGCGTTAGTGCAACATAGATTTCACTGACACCGGCATTAGTACTTGCTTCGACATTCCACATATCTTATCTCCTAATTTATATTAACATTATAACATATAAAAATATAGATGTAAACACTTAAATGATAAAAAAATAAAAAAAAAAGAGGAGCTGACCTTGGCTCCTCACGTGTTTGTTACGGAACAACCCGATGCTTATTTCTTAGCCAACTTAATCTTAATGATATCATATGAACTAGGGCCTACAATAAACCACTGTTCT